CGCTACTGCACCATGATCTATTTTAACTTTAGAAGTTGTTCCATCTTTTAATTCTATTGTCCCTGCAGTCGCTGTTCCAACATAATGTATCCCGTAAGCTCTAGTTCTACCCACTTGAATAGTTTTAGCTTCAGTAGTTACGTTGCTGGCTACGCCGTCTTGTGATGATCCAAATGTTGTCATTTTTTCTCCTTAAAATTTTATGTGGGCCCGAAGGCCCACAAAATTAATTAACTATTAACTGAACGGTGTAACAAATGCACCATTACCAATTAACTGAGCTTCTATCTGCCAAGTTAAACCAGCGACTGCTCTACATTTAATGTGAGCACCACCTAGTCCACCTCTAGTAGTAGCATCTAAAGTTAGTGTATCAAGAGATGCTGCAAAAGCAGTTACTGCTCCTGGATCGGTAGCTGTATTGTTATAAATAGCCATTCCTACGTATACGTCAGCAACGCTGTGTCCTGCTGCAGTCCCTGCATTTAAAACAAATGTATTACCACCTGTTAAATTTGCAGTTACAAGGAATTCGTATTCTAAACCAACATTGTTTGCACTGTTTGGATCAGACCCTGGACCTGAAGATGCAGAATCCGCTGTTGCTACAATTGCAGGTAAATTAAAAGTCGTACTAGCATTGCCAATAGTCAATACTTTACCCTGATATTTATTAATATCAGTTGCACTGTCAGCTACAGTTCCTGTGATAGCTTGTATCATTTTAGGACCTGTTCCTAAAAATCCATTTAGGGATCTTACTGGTCCGTCAAAGGTTGTTTTTGCCATAATTATATCCTCCTAGTTTTCCGAACATAGTCTCTAGGCCGTCGACTATACGCGTCTATGTTCTAATTAATTGTATAGTAATTAATTTATATACTAGTTTTAGATAGAGTGCAAGAGAGCCTGTAGTGCGGATTGTATTTTTCCAACGATGTAGCTTTTTGTTTAAGTTGCTACAGAAACTTGTGGAGCTACTTCCTCAATTTTATTCTGCAGATGCTCTTTTTTAGCCTCTGCCATTTTAATATCGGTAAGAACGTTTTTAACTTCTCTATCGATCTTTACCATATTAAGGGTATATCTACCCTCTTTGAGATGTTCCTGCTCCCACTGAAGATCCAGACCTCTTTTCTTCTTGTAAAGGTCTTGTAGATGTTGCATCATCTCCTCCATTCATAACCTCCTCATAGGTTATTCTTTTAATCTTGGGGTTCATCATTTCTCCAAGATATTCCCATTTTATATCTTTTTTTCCTAGTTTGTCAACTATTGCGTTTTCGATATCTAAAGGGCCATCTAAGGAAGTTATAACAAAATCAGCATAATATTTATATGCATAAATTTGTACTCTGAATTGTTTAGGGTGCATTTTTTCTTTCTAATTTTAAAATGTGGCGAGACTATGTCCCGCCACAAAATTTTAAGTATTAAGCACCTTCTACGCCAAAGATACCTCTAAAGTCAGAGACACCAAATCTGTATCTCTCTCTAGCTTTGTATCTAACGTTTCCAGTATCGAAGTCACCTTCCATCGCTGTTCTGATAGGTGTTCTTTCGAAATACTTCATACCGTTTGGCACATCAGTGATAAGATAGAACGCGTCCGTGTCAGTTAAAAAGTTATTAACTCTGTAACCTTGTGGAACCATACCCATAGATACGATTGCGTTGATATCGTTATCAGCTGTAGAAGTTCTACCTTGAGATTTCATTAATCTCTCAGCAGTAAATTGTAGCTCAGATGGAATAATCATTTTTACTCCTCTTGCTGCAATTTTCAAACCTCTTTCATCAGTCATTTTAGCGATCTGAATTAACGAATCCTCTAATGAAGTTTCGTTAAGGTCTGCTTGCGTGCTTAACGTATTCGAAACAGTTCCCGCAATAATTGGGTGGTTTGTAGCAAATAAATTGCTTCCATCACCAGATTTAAATGTACCTACTGATGGTAGTCCACCTAATAATGGGTCAACTGCTTTGATTTGTTTTGTGTTTGCCATGGATCTAGCTAATGCTTTTGTATATCTAGACGCAAGTCTGTCATACAAGTTATCCTCGATCGCTTCTTCAGTGATCGCGAATGCTAGTGCAACAGTTTCCATAGTGTATCTAGCTGTGTAAGTTTCTTGAGCATTGTCAAAAACTACGCCAGAACCTTCTGGTTTAACTGATGCATTTGCAAAACCAGATAACATAACTTCTTCTTCGAACGCTCTGTCTGAAGTTTCTGTTACGTATATCTCAGCATGCTGATTCTCATAACGTTTATATTCCAAGCCGAACAGTGCGTTCAAACCTGGCTCTAGTTCTTTAACTAGTTGTCCTCTTGATATAGCCATAATTTAATCTCCTATTCTGCTATTATATGCCGTTATTTTTAGCATTGTATAAGTGCTCGTTGATCATAACAACAAAGTTAACGTGACCACTTGCGTGAGTCAGGTTGTTGTTGTCAACATCATTCGATACACCGGTTACTTTTATTTGAGCCGTACCAGTAGTAGCTGTGCTATGTTTTAGTTCCGATTTTGAAACAAAATTAGCAGAGTCTCCTGCCGTTACTTCGATGTCAAAATTCATGAACACATCTGTCTGCCCGTGAGCAGTAGTTTTGTTCGATTGAATCTCGAATCTTTCGTACGGATCATCCGCTACGAATGCAGAAATATCACTTGCATTTACTTGCGAGTAATGGTTTGCAAACGTAGGCTTGCTTGTTGTTGGGTCAGTATAAAAGACACCATTGAGTGAACCTACAAGAAAAGCCTCAGATTCTGCAGCTTGGTGAATTGTACCTGCTGCTGTCGCTGAAACCGCGTCTTGAAAGAAGATCGTAGTAGTATCATTTGCTGAGATACTATACTCACTTAAACCCTGGTTGTCTCTATTCTGTCCGACTTTACCAATTGGTCTTAGACCAAAGGCACTATCTTTATTTGCTCTAGCCATAGAGTCCTCCTATTATGAACCTGCCCTTGCGGGCCTCCAGTTCGGGTTAATTGTTCTTCGATGGTTTGTGAATTCCTAATTAGGATTTCTTTGAGCCACCAAAAGTAACACGCGATTGCCTGTCGATATCGATAGGCATGCTTGGGTGCTCTTCCTTCATAAGATCGTTATCTGCTGCCTCTATTTTCTCTTTATGCTGTGAAGCATAATAGTCTTGTCTAGATTGCGCGATCTCTTCTGGTACCCTAGCGAGCACTAGGCCGCCAACACCGATTACTCCCTTGTATTTGCCGTCTTCCACAACTGGGTAATCACTTTCAGGATATTCATCAGATCTAACTAATTCATATCCTGATCTCACTCTTCCAGCGATATTTTTTGTATCCTGAAAACCGAGAGACTCAGCTCTTAACCACCTATGTCTATAACCTGTAGGCGCAGGGGGTGCATCTAATGCTGATGGTGGAGTCCAAACTTTTTTTCGAGTTGTTTTTTCTCTAGTTTGACTCGCACGGGAAGTTTTTTTATCTGTACTCATATGCTTATACCTCCTTCGTGATATTTAATTGTTTCGCATATTCTTCAAGTGGCACACCTAATTTTTTAGCGATAGCTACCTGTGATGATGTGAGTCTCACAGTTTTGCGACCAGTCTTGGTACTTCGCTTCGCTGAAGCTACTGTCTGCACCGGAGCAGGTCGTTCTTTTTCTCCTGTATCGTTATTATTAGCAAACTTATGCGGAAATTCAAGTCTTATTCTTTTATCAACTTCAGCATAATATTCGTCACTTGCGGGGTCAAAGCCCTCTTTTTCAGTTAAATCCTTATGGATATCAAACGCTGTATAAGTCATCGCAGTGTCTTGACCAAACCATGTATTTTTGTCTGCCCATGCTTCAGCCCTAGGATCTGGACTACCTTTTAAAGACGCTTGTCTTTCTAGATTTACCTGAGGTTGTTTAGCTGCTTGTTCTTTCTTGGCTAAATTTGCTTCATGAGCTGCTTTTGTTTCAGCTAATTTTGCTTTTTTGTAACCAAGTTCAGATATTTGAGCTAAAGCTTCTGACTCAGCTTTTAAGTCATTCGCTTCTCTTGCCGAAGCTAATTTAGCTTGGGCAGCTGTCATACCTGCTTCAATACTATCTCCTGTTGCAGACAAATAACCTGGTTCAAGTTTTGCGACTTTAGCATCTAATTTTCTCTTATCTGCTTGAATAGACTCAGCATATTTAATTGCTTCATCTTTTTGTCTCTCCGCTTCTCTCCATTTTTTTGTTAGCTTAGCTATTCTTTTCTGAACTGAATCTGAGTATTGCTCTAATTCTTTATCTTCTTTCTTAGTCTCACTTTTTTCATTTTCATAAGACATGTCTGTCCCATGATCTTTTTCTTTCTCATAAGTCCTCTTGTCATCTTCAACAACAGGTCTGACAGTTGGATCCTCTTTTACTTCTGGCTCTTCAATTTCCGCTGGATCTTTTGTTTCTTCAAGATCAACATCCATTGCAGGGCCTGAGGTATCAATATCAACTGTTTTTTTCTCTTCGTCTGGCATAGTTTTCTCCTATCTATGATTAGTATTGATGAAGTATATCTTCGGGGTTATCTATAGTAGCTAACACTTCATCGTCATTCAGCAAACGTACTTCACCCCCGTCAATTTGAATTCTTGATCCTGCATAACGTGCAAAGATTACCCAATCGCCTTTTTTGCACCAAGGACCTTCTGGAAATTTTTCTTTATCACCATAACAATCTGGACCCATTGCTAAAACAAGACCACATGTTGAACCAACTTGTTGTCTTTCTAAAGTATCTTGTCCAAGATATAAACCACCTTTGGTTTTTTCATTCATCTTAAATGGGAGAATTAACATTCTCCAACCGGTAGGTGCAGGTAATTTTGAAGCCTCTTTAGTTTTTAAACGTTCATAACCGTCAACTTCCTCTTGACGTTTTTTTTCAGATTCTTCTTTGTATTTTTCTGCTAATGCGTATTTAATTTTTGGTGTCGAGTTTGATGACTGTGCCTTTTTCATTTTTTTGCTCCTTTTCATTTAGCAGGTTAGAGATATCCTGAGATATTTTTAAGTAAGCATGTGCTTGTCCTATCATATACTTATATTTCTCCATGTTGTCAATAGTTCCAGAAATCATGGCGTCTGCGATCTGTTGGTACTGTTCTTTAAGTTCTTTTTGTATTTTATATACTATGGTTAGTTCATCCACTAAAGCCTCCTTTGGGTTGTGTATTAAATGATATTACGATTCTATTAGTGTTGTCTTTTTGAACATCTACAAAATGTAAAATATGTGAAGGGAATAATATTAAATCGTTTTTGTTAAATTTAGTTGAATAACAACCAGCTCCCACAGGACTAATAAAATTAGTTCCCTCTTGTGTATCTCCATCAATATAAATAATACCACTGTACTCGGAAAGATAGTGAGCATGAGGAGCATGACGATCTCCTTTTCTATATAGTTGAGCCCAATTATTGTCTAAAACTAAATTTAAAGACTCAATAACTTTAATCACTTTATTTCTTAAATTCTTTAATAGTGGTAAATTTAAAACGTTTACTTTTTTATAAGTAGTGGTTTGATCAGCATCAACAGAATTTTTAAAATTATTTACAAACAATTTAATTTGTTCAGTTTCTTTTTCTGAAATATTTAAATTAATTTTATAAAAAGATTTAAAAGGCCAGTATTTATGTTTTTCTAGCTCTCCTAATTGCATCTTTGCCTTTTCTAAATATAGCAGCGACTTTTGATTTACCCATTACTTTGGCACGCTGTTCTCCAACCGTAAGGATTTGTATTTTTCTAGCAAAAGGTTTAGATACTTTTTTAACTTTTGCAACAGTTTTTCTTGCATCTGTTGGTGTGGCAAACTTTATACCAACTGTATCTCTAGGATTTTCATCAGTATATAATCTTCTTCCAGAACCTTTTGGTTTTTTACCTGTTCCTTTTTTAGGATCTCTTGACATATTTTTCTCTCCAGTATTTAGCTCTTTCTAATCTTCTAATTCTTAAATCTAATTTGTCTATACCAAATATTTTTTTAATAAAATCTATTAACATTTCCATCTTCTACGAGCTTGCCTTAATCTTGAATTAGGATCTTTTGCAGCTTTAGGAAACTTCTTCATTTGACCTGCGCTTCTTGCACAAAATGATTTACGTCTTTTAGCAGCTTTAGATCCTGGTTTGACTTTGCCAGTGACCGCTGTTTTTAATTTAGAACCAGGGTTTAATCTTCTGTAAGCTTTCACTCCAGCTTCAGTCATCCCTGCACCTTTTTTAGTTGCTCTAAAATTTTTTTTATTTCTAGGTGGCATCCCACCTTTAGCCATTGTTACTCTCTCAACCATCATGATATTTTTGGCATCCTAAAACCTGGATTAGAATAATATTTTCTTGAAGAAGGATTTGATACTTGTACTCCACCTAAATCTCCCTGCACATAACTTCCGATATAGTTTCTCTGTGCTTGTCTTACCATTGAGTTCTCTCCACTTGCTGGAGTCCCAGCACTTCTTTTCTTTCTTGTAAAAGTTTTAACGTTAGTTGGCTTACCGCCCACACCCTGAGCTACCGCTCTTTTTCGTTTGACAGCACTCGCCCTTTCGCCTTTTGTCATCCGTGTGGCTTTTGCAAGTGGGACGCATTTCGGATACTTCCTCTTCGCATCCGCTTTTTGTTTTGAACGGCCACACTTTGCGAAGGAACCATCTTTTTTTCTGCTCCCAATATCTACCCATTTTTGTTTGAACCATTTATCAAGACCGTTTTTTGCCATTACACTTCCATCATTATTGTCATATCCTCGTCGACAATTAATCCACCATCCGCCGCTGGTTTACGTCCTTTAAAATCTTTTCTTTTTAAACCAGAGGGATCTTTAATTTTACCTGCACAAATTTTAGAAGCATAAGCGTTAGCATACGCTGACGGATACACTTTAAATTTTCTCTTCGCTGCGGCCTTACCTCTAGGACATAGTTTAGTCATTATTTTTTCCTCACTGTTTGTTTTGCTCTCGCAAAGTCAGATGCTTTAGGTGCACCCTTCGCACCTTTTTTTCTCATCTTACCTCCACGTTTTCTTTTAGCGTGGATGTTTGCATATAAACCTTTTCCAGCCATTATGCTTTACCTCCACGTCTAAAATACTTCTTGCCCTCTAAGGCCACAACTCTAGCAGTCTTTTGAGGGGCTTTTCGTTTTTTCTTTTGCCCCATTTGTTGAAGCAACTTTTTTATATTAGGCTTACGTTTGGCCATTATCTATTGATTTTGCCTTTTTTCTTAGCTTTAGAACCAAACTTACCGTAAGACTCATCTCTGCTGGCTTTTAACTGTGCAGGTGTTCTTTTCTTTTTGATTCTCATAGCGATAGACTCATCTTTTCTAGCTTTGTAGCCTTGTTTTTTCTTACCGACTCTTCCACCTTTTTTCATCATAGTGCCTCCTTTCATGCCCATGTCAGGCGTATAAAATCCTGATGCTTCGTCTTTTCTTCTAGTGCCAGAAATCATTCCTCTTCCGCCACCCATCATTTTTGCACGTCCACCTTTATTAAATCTGAATCGTGCTGGTCTTATTCCGTTTTGTCTCATTTTTTTCCTCCGTTTTTAAAAATTTGTGTCCCCTTTATACCATATATGCTCGCCACGACAAGGATCCACAAATTTGTAAACCATGACGGCAGTTGCTGAAACTGCTCAAAGAATTCTTTTATCTTAGCAGAAGCTCCAGGATCATCCGAGAAGACCCCCCACGCAATCACCAAAATTGGCAGCGTGAGAACGACCAAAACGAATTCGTCTTTCCAGTCCGATTGTCTAGCTTCTAATAATTTACCCTGATACTCACTTTCGCCTCGGGCCATCTTAGAAGCATGCATATGTTGAGCGTCAGCCATCGCCATCTTTGTCTCTTGTTTTTTCTTATAGATGTGCGTTGCTGCGTTCAGACCCAGCTTTAATGCACTAAACCACATAGCTTAGTACCACTTAGCTGTTTTCTTTTTGTCCTTAAGCATTCTTTTAGTTCCTCTAACTTCTGTTTCATCTCCAGTTGGTATGTAATTTCTTGGCATACCGTCTGCAGTCGTTACAGATCTAGGATCTAACTCAATATTTTGAGATGGAATACCTATTTCTTCGGACTCAACAAAAAATTTATCCTCTTTTGCCATTTTTCCTCCTGTTTTTACTTATGCCAGCTTGATTTAAAGCAATTGCAATCGCTTGTTTACGATTTTTTACCTTTTTATCAGAGCCACCAATTTTTAGAGTTCCTTTTTTGAACTCTTTCATGACCTTTTTAACCTTTTTTTGGCCTTTTGTCATTTTTTTTTCTTCTTCATACCATTTTTATTTTTTGGTATGACTCCTCTAGCCATTAATATGTCTTTTTTAGTGATTTTTCCATCACCAGACACATCAGGAAAAGATTTTTTCTTCTTAGCCTTCATTTTTTTCTTCTTCATCATCGATTTTCTCCTTCATATTTTTCTATTTCGATATCTGGTATCATTTTATCTACATTTGGAATAGATTTACTTAATACCGTTTTTTCAATTGATGTATTAGCTCTTAGTTTTGCTAATTTTTCATTCTGATCCAACTTGTCTTGTTTATCTTGTTGGTTCATCATTGCCTTCATACGATCAAGATTAATTTTTTCTTGTCCTTCGACACGTTTTCTCTCATCGTCCATAGCTCTAAGGTCTAATTCTCTTGCTCTTAATTGTGCAACCGGATCATTTCCAAACCCTGCTGTTACTGCACGCTCTTCCTTTAAAAACTCTTCCATCATTTCAGCAATCAACACAGCTTTTCTAGCCTCCACTCTTAACTGCATTTGTTTTAATTGCTCACCAGCTTGTGGATTTTGTTGTGCCATCATTCTTAACTGCTGCATTTGTGGAATCTCTTCTCTAAATTCTAATTCAATTTGTTCTTGTGCCATTAAACTAATGTGTTCAAAAATATTTTTTTCCATAGCTGCAGTCACCATTGGATTATTTCTAGCCATGTTAGTTGCCATGAAATTTAAATGCGAAGTAATGTGTGCTCTATGATCTTGTCCTGGAAACGCATTAAATGGTTTGCCAGATAAAGCCATAATATTTTCTGCAGCAGGATCCATAGGTGCAGGTGGTTGAGGTTTGACTAATAATAAATCAATATCCTTAACCCCTAATGCTTCATACATATTTCTATACGCTTGATACATATTGTGCATTTGAGGATTAGATGTCGCCAGTTGCAACTCTGTTTGCGCGAGGGAAATACGCTGAGTCTGTGAAAAGATGTTGGGATCAGCAACTGGGACAATATCTACCCGATCATCAAAGTCTTGTTGTTTAATCATTCTTTGACCCCCAACTACGTCGTACGGATATTCCGGTGGTAAATATAATTTGAATACTCTTGCTAATAATTTAAATTCACTTTTAAGAGAAGAGTAAATTCTTTTGTGTATCGCAGACATTGTTCTGCTACCTCTTTCAAGAAGAGCAACAGTTGTACCAACAGCTGCTTGTTGATTGCCATCACCAACCTGTAAATCTGCAATAGATGCAAATCTTTGTCCAGCTTGAACAACTATACCCATTAAGTTTAATAATGTTGCAGATGGTTCTTTAAATGGCAACATCATAAAAGAATCTTTTAAGTTACCGCCAGGAGCATCCACATCTCTAAACTCACCAGGTTGTATTGATTGCGCATCATCTCTAATTCTAATGCCACGCATTTTAAATCCTGCGGGTAGGTTGGAGAGCGTACCCGCATCCAATAATTGACGAAGAGCTGCAGTTGCAGTTCTAGACAGACCACCAATCATATGGATGAGACCAAAACCATAAAAACCTAGTCCAGGTAAAAATTTAAAATGGACAAAGTATTGTATTTTATTTTTGTTTGGATCTCCAATTTCGTAATTTCTTCTGATAGATAAAACTTCTCTTGTCGCTAGTTCTACCGTTACAATGTATGGAATCTTTATACCTGAAGGTTCTCCAGCATCATCAGTGTGTTCAAAACCTTCCAAATCTAAATCAACATGACATTCTAACAAAGTATAAATATCATCATCTTTAGATTTTCTTTGTCCCTCTAGTTCTCTTTCTTTTTTCTCTACATCGTTTTCTTGATAACCAGGTGTGCCTAATTCTATGTCTCTATAAAAACCAGCAACCTGTTGTTTTCTTAAATCGTTTTTTGAAACCTTGACCCTGTGAATGATTGCTTCCGCATCTTCTAATGAGGTAGCCGAATATGGAACAATCAAATCATCAGCGGGTACAAACTTTGACATAGCTCTTTTTTCAAGTTCATCATAGTAAACTTTTTTAAATGCTGAACCTGCAAGTGGGAGGTAAAAAAGCATTTGATCAAAGTCAGGCTCATAGTCTTTCATTTTTTCCATGAGCTCATAATTCATATAATCTTTAACACGTTCTGCCTGTTTAGTTTTTTCAGGGTTAGCTGCACCAACAACTTGAGTTCTAACTGGTCCGTTTGCTGGTAATAATTCTTTGTAAGCTAAAGCTTGAAACTGAGTGACAGCTTCTGCTAACACTGGGTGCGTGGCGCCTGATGCACCTTGAAATGGTTCTGTACGCATGTCATATTTAAATCCTAAAAGATCTAAACCTTTTGCATAACTTGATGCCCAATCTTTTCTTGAAGCATTATAGTCTTCATACTTTCCAACTAAGTCTGAACCAAGTTCTCCTAAAATTTCATCTGGTAAAAATTCTGCTAAGTTTGCATAGTGTTCATCACCACCCTCTGGTGAAGCTGCCATAGGATCAAAATCTACTTCAACTGATCCATCTTCTAATTCTGTGGTTTCAATGGGTCCTGGTGCCTGTTGCTCTTCTACTGCAACTTCTTCAACTGTTTCTTGAATTTGTTCTTCACCCGGAACTGTAACCGAGCCCCTTGGACCTTGCGTCAGGGACTTGTCTATTTTGTCTGCCATTTTGTTTCTCCAATTTGACTACCTTAACAGTATTATAATTTATTTTCAAGCCTTGAGGCGTTGGCCCAGACTTAGGTGGTAATAAATGAGTTTTAGGATATTTAGTCATCTCTAGTAATAAAATCGATTGGGTCTCCTGTAAATGTAGCATCTTCAGCAGCATTCTCAGCCAATTGTTCTGCCCTTATTTCAGCATCCATAACTTGTCTTTCTCCAGAGGATACTTTATTAACTTTTTTACCTGTAGCAAACTCTTCCATGGTTCTTGAAGTGCCTTCATACATATCATCAACTGTTCTAACGATTTCATCCTGAACGTCAAAACCTCCATCTGGATCAGTAGAATATGCTCTAGCATCTGTTGCTACAAAGTCCTGTCCTTTTTGATATCTCATCTCTACTGGTTGACTGTATGAATTATCCCAATTAACAACCACTTCATTACCATAGTCTTCTATCTGTACACCTGGTATTTTTTTATTTGTGTAAGTAGTAGCAATCACTTCATCAGTATCCTCTAATCTGTAATAATCCATATGATTTGGATTATTTATTTTGTAATCAAGTGTTCGTGCCGTATCTTGAAAAACTCTTTTGTCACCTGCTTCTATAGCTTTGTTGTATTCATCCTCTGTAAGTTTAATTTTTTTAGTTTGGAAAAGATTTTCAGCATCACCTGTATTTCTAAACTTGTTAGCAAAAGTTGCAAACCAATCTGGAATTTTAGTAGTTGAATCTTTTATGTTTTCTATTGTTGTAAATATTTTTTTAGTTTTAGCCGGCCCTAATCTTATACTTGCTATACCTGCCATAGTTGCAGGAACTAACGAAGCTAGTTTTAAAAAAGATCTTCTAGTAATACCTTTTTTAGGAGTGCCTTCTTTAAAACCTATACGTTGAACTATCCCGCCCTCTGCAAGAAAATTTCTATCATCGGAACTTGGTCTGTAAGATGTAATACCAGAGTCTTTTTTAAAATCAGGTTTTCTTCTCTCTGTAAGTGGTGGTGAAAAGGCTGAGGGTTGATCAGGTGTATCATCTTTATAAGGAGACTCACCAATACCAAATAATGCACCTATTTCTTGAAAGTCTCTTTTGATTGCATCTAAGTTTGCTCTACCTCTATCACTTAGTGTGGACTCTTCATCGTAGTCTAATATAGGTGGTGTATTTATATCTAAAAAGTTATTATATGCTTTCATAGCTTTGTCTATAGGTAAATTAAAATTTTCAGCTTCTTTTCTTACTCTGTCTAGTTCTTGATTATATTGATAAACTTCTTGTCCTAGTTGTAAAGCAGGTAACGCATAGGTAGATCCAATTTTTCCAACCTTAGATACAATAGGAAAAAGTTTTTTAGCTCCTTCAATAGGAACACCTGCTCTTGCAACCAACCTTGAAAATTTTTTAAAGTTACCACCAGACTCATTGTATAGACCCATGAGTCTTGACGCTTCGTCCGTAAAAGCAAGAGGCAGTGTTGTAATCAAAGGACTGTCCTCTGCAAAGTCTGTCATGGTTGCAAACAACGCCTGGATAACAGGAACATCTAAAGCTGCTAAACCTCTTAGACCAAGATTAGCCACATCCTTAGGTATCTGTGAAAGATACCTACTTAACAATTCTGGATCCGCAAAAGGGTTGGCACTTAGTTTAACTCCTTCTGCTTTTGGTGATGCTTTTAATTTTTCAACAAGTTCTGGTGCAATTCTTTCAGTCATTGCTACAAGGCTTTCTCTTTCACCGTATGGTGTATTTCTTATTCTAACTTCTAAAAAAGGAGAAACGTTATCTAAATAGTTTTTAGTTACTTTTTTCTTTTCTGACAAAGTAGTTGCTAGTTTAAAATCTTTATTAAATTTTTTTCTAAAAGCATTCTCTTGCATGTTTTCAGTTCCCACTGCAAATTGAACATTAAAAGCGTTTTGTCCTCTACCAGCAGTGTGATGAATATGAAAAGGAGAGAACACAGTTCTGTTAAATTTATTTGTAGGATCATAGTTTTTATTTAATTTTTTATTATATAAATCTCTAAGTTCAGCGTCAGATTGTATAAATCTTTTTTTCTTGTACTCACCTAAAGCTGTCTCAGAATCTATTCTGTATAAATTTTTATTCTCATCAATGTGTTTTAAAAAATTTTCAAAGGTTATTACTTTAGGAAGTCCTTTGCTATCCATAACATTAGTGTCTATTAATTTTATATCAAAAGTACTTTTTACATCTGTGCCTCGCGTTTGAGCAGAGTCAGCAAATTCTATGTGAGCGTTTTCTAGTTTAGGGCCGGCTCTGTTAACTAAATAATTTTGATGAGCTTGTGCAACACCTATTAAATCTCTCCAAAAAAGTTTTTTAGCAGCTTCGTCAAGACCCATTTTATCAAGCCTACCTATGTCATACGGAAACTGTCTTGGCTTTTGTGTTTTCTTTAATTTTTGTCTATTTCTAAAATTACGTAATTCTCTTATCTCTTCTTCTGTTTTACCCTTTTCAATATTTCTTGAAGTAAAAACCATTTTTCTAATTTCATCTATAGATTTTCCTTCCACATCAAGATTCATTCTCTCAGCTTCAGATCTTAAGAACTCATCAGTAAAAGCTTTTTTACCTGAAGCGTCAGGTTTAAGTGGTAGACCTTCTTTTAATTGTTTTGCTTGAGCTTTTTTTAAATCAAACTTAGAAGGTAGATCTGCACGAATTAATCTTAAATTAAGATTGTCCTCTGTAAACTCTCCACCTTTCATAGTTTTAAAACCTTTATTATTTAAGAACTTTGCAAACTCTTTAACACTGCCTGTTTCAAATTCTTTTACTCCAGGTTTGAAAAGATTATATTGTTTTTTAAATTCCTCTGCATTTAAAAAATTTATATCAGTTAATTTTTTTGCTGTAGCTTCTTTTGCTAAAACTGCTTTAGTTTTTCTTTTAGGCAATTTATCTAAATCAGGTCGTAACGCTCTAATTATATCTCCAGCTGTGTCTGTGCTAATTCCGAATTGTTTTGCTAAATCTTTTTTATAACCTTTGTATGTCTCTGTTGGATTATATGTTTCTAAAAATTTTCTAAAGCCATCTGTGTCTCCGCCCTTTTTTAAATCTGTTCTCTCTACTATTTCTTCAGAGCCATATGAGGGTGGAAAGTCTTCACCTTTCTCAATTAAATCTAAATAAAATTTTTTTCTGTCTTGTATGTAACCAAGTGCATCTTTAGAATCTACACCCGCTTCCATAGCTTTTTCATATTCTTGATTTAATCTATCAACTACAATTTCTTTTTTTGAGGGAAAACCAGGTAAGTCAACGGACTGAGTTCCAAAATATGTTTGTACGTATAGGTCTGCTACTTTTTTAAAATTTTCAAATGTGTACGGTTTTGGTGGTGGGGCTTCTACGTCTGTACCATTGGCCAAAGGTAATCGTGGACTCTTAAGATATGAAAGAGCTTGTTTGTATTTTCCAAGCTCCATTATTAAACTCCCAATATACCAGCTAATCCACCGCTTTGATTTGGTTCTCTACCCTCGGGGTCAAACTTAGTTAAATCTTCAATCTGTCCTTTTTCCTCAACGTTCAAACCTTCTCTTGGTTTACTAAATCTTTCAAGAATTCCTGTTTCATCCAACACCTTTGTTAGTTGAGGTGCACTTCCCACCTGTGATAATTCATCTGTAATATTATCTAAAGCAAACAAAACTTCGTCACCAAAGACTTGTCTAGCCATTTGTATTGGGTCTTGTCTTCCAATTCTAAAACCAAAACCTGCTTGTGATAGAACTTCTCTAGCTGCTGCTCTAACAAGAGCTTCTTGCGCTCTACTTGGAAAACCTAAGAACTCTCTTTCTTCATCTGATTTTATAAAAGTCTCTAAATTTTTCTCACCTATCTCTTCACCTTTTAATACGTTCTTGCTTTGCATTTCAGGAAAAGTTTCGTCTAACATCTTTTCAAATTCCTCTTTCGCTTGAGGTCTTTCTTTTTTTAATTCTACAACGTCATCATCTTTCTTTTTAAAAGGCACGACCTCTGCTTTTTTCTTCTCTGCTTTTTTAGGATAATTTTTAAATCCAAAAAAATCTCCTATTTCACTTTTGCTCTTGGGGCCTGGAGCTTTGAATCTATTATAAATGTCGTCTATCTGTCTTTTTAACAATTCAGACATCTCACCAAACTCACGTTGAGCTGCTTTATAAATATCTTCTTTTTTTACACCTTGTTTAGAAAGATTTCTAACCGCCTGTAAAAATTTTAACATTGGTCCCATTAATAATATATCCTCTGTTTTTGTGGCACAATTTTGTCATCCTGGTAATCTTCAGGGTGTTCAATCAAACCACCTTGTCTAAATCTCATTACCGCTTGGGTCATGGAATCTACTAAGTCATCGTGATCACCATAAGGAAAAGCTGCGCATTCCTCAATGACTTCCTGTGCAAACTCCATTTCTTTGGGCGCCCATATTCTCCCCGATTCAAACAGCGGAGAAACTGCGTTTACCCTAGTGTGCTTGTCGTTGCCTTTACTGGGTGTAAAATTTATAACAGGAATTCCCATTTTACGCAACTCATAAGTTAAAGGCAGACCTGAGGCTTTACTCTCAACTATTACAGTTTCAGGATTCCAGTAGCCATATTGCTCTAAAGCTATTCTACGTAACTCAGGAAACTCATACCTACCCTTCAAAGAATCTACTAATATTAGATTAGGAGGGTCATCTTCACTAGGACGAAAAACTCCCCATGTGGTTATGGCAGAGTAATCTGCTGTTTGTTTTTTCATAAAAGCAGTATCATAAGATTGTATAACATGTTCTAAAGCAGGTAGTTCTTCATCCTCCCAATCTTTCCACCATTCTCTTTTAATAAGAGCACCCTCCTCTGACGTAGGATTCTGCATGTATTGGGCGTTCCATTTTGATAAAGGTATGGAAGCTCTTACAGATTCTAGATCTTCTAGTTTCCAATACTCAGGCCACACAGGGTTTCCTGATGGCATGATGGCAGGAAACTCTATTATCTCCCACTGATCTGCTTTAACTTCTTTTTGTGCGCTAAGTAGTCTGCCTGTTAAATCTTTTTCGTTCCAACGAGTCATGATTACAATTATAGATCCGCCAGGTTGTAAACGTTGTCTTGGCCCTGATGTATACCACTCGTAAGTTCTATCCAAGGCTTGTGCATTCATTGCATCTTGTTCAGAGTGTGGGTCATCAATAATTAAAAGATCCGCACCTCTTCCTGTAATTGCAGATCCCACACCCGCTGCGTAATACTCACCGCCTTGTTCTGTCTCCCATTTACCCGCAGCCTGAGAGTCTTCTCTTAATTTTGTTTTAAAAACTTTTTGATACTCAACAGAATCAATTAATGCTTTTGCCTTACGACCAAATCTTACAGAGAGTTCTGTTGTATTAGTTGATTGAATAATTTTTAGTTTAGGATTTCTGCCTACCATCCAAGCTGGCAGAAGATAAGATCCAAACTCAGATTTAGTATGCCTTGGTGGCATATTAATAATTAATCTTTTAATTTCACCACTGGCTAGTTTATTAAACTTATCTGCTATACGTTTGTGGTGTGAGCCTTCTATAAAATCTGGCCACACATGTTTTACAAAAGATAAGAAGTCGTCTTGTATTGACTTTTGTTTTTTCTTCTCACCGTATTGATTAGCTAATAAAACAAACTGTCTTCTTACGTCTGCAGGTAGTTTATCTAGGTTCTGTATAAATTTTTCATTCATAAAAATTTTTTTGCAAAATTTTTTCAGGTCAATTTTGAAACCTTAAAAAGTATTTTACGCTTATAAATTTAAAAAACAAGGCATAAACTGTTAGCTCTGGGACCCCTTTGTCTGTATATAAAAAAAACTTTTTTGTAACTTTTAAAAAATGAGATTTGGTCTGGGACCACTATGGAAAACCTAGGCCCGTTAGGGCCTAGGGTCGAAAGGTTAGTCTAACAGAGTCATGTATGCTGAAGCGTTTAGTTTAGCAAATTGAGTAAGACCTTTTTGCATTGTTTTATAATCTTCTTGTAGTTCTGCATACTTAACAGAGTCGTAAACTTGTGCCTCTTGTTCTGTAAGTTTAACACACTCACCGCTATAGGGATTACATCTAGTTATATTTCTTTTTTTCATGGGATTATCCTACACTAGCTTGGTCCTGATTGTCAATCTCTTTTATAACTTTTATTTTATATGGTCTGCCAAAATAATCAGTACGAGTTTCTGTTCCAACAT